CACTCCGTCAACTTCTACCATAGGTTTAGATTTGTTTAATCCGTATAATTGATGTAAAGGAAATTTCATTTTTGTCCCATAAATTTTACTAATGTTTGAAATTTAGTTTGCAACCAAGTTTCTAAATTAGGAAGTGCTGAATACATTTTATCCTCTATGAACATTTTCTTAAATGTTTCCTTTTGTAATTTAGGTATTGGTTCTCTAACTTTATCTATTGTTTTTGTTTTGGCTGATGCTGATATATTTACATTGTGTAATTGCATTAAATCAAAGTTTCGTTCCATAATATCTCTATGTTGTTCTAATTCATCAAACTCTTTTATTGCATCATCAACCGAAAATTGTTTTTCTTCTTGTAAAAATGGTAGTTTTTTAATTACGGTTTTTAATCCATAACCACGAACACCACTAATATTATCAGATTTATCTCCGTCAAATATTCTATACATTAACAAATTGTGTGCTGGAATTCCATATTCCTCCATTACTTGTTCTGGTTTGTATAGTTTTTTCTTTGTTGGCGACCATACTGATATTCTATCATCAACCAATTGTAAAAAATCTTTATCTGATGACATTATCGTTACTTTACTATCAGTTAAAACTTGTTTGGATGTGTATGCAATAATGTCATCGGCTTCCACATTGTCTATTGATAGTAAAGTAATCGGTAAGTATTCTAAATAATCAATCGTTCTTCTAATTTGTCGTATCATATTTTCGCGTTCGTGTTCAATATTATCGAACCCATACGCTCTATTCAATCGAATATTTGTTTTTCTTTTGGCTTTATATTCAGGATATGTTTTACGACGGCGACTTGACCCACCCTTTCCATCAAAAACTATGATGCAACGAGTAGGTCTAAACATATTGATTGTGTAACCTATTGATTTCAGAAAACCAACTATTCCACCAATGTGTGTCCCATCATCATTAGTAGTTGGTATAACACTAAACACTCTAATGAAAGTATTTAGGCCATCTATTATCAACACATTTTCATTTGGATTATCTCCAAGTTCCGAGCCGCCTTGTTCTTTAATTTCATTAAGAATCGATAAATACTTTTTTTTATTCATCTCCTATGACTTCCCCTGTATACTCTATATCATCAATACCTACATTGCCTTTTTGGTATTCTAAAATACATTTTTCACAAATTTGTTTGTAAAGATGATTACGAAGTCCGTCATTGGTTTCCATTAACTCTTTGAAATCTTTTGATTGGAATTTATATTCTTTTTTGCGGTATTCCAAGGTATACCAAGCACCAGCTGATTTTACCAACTTGTGTTCTTTCATTACACCTAACCAACCACCATAGTTATCAATTCCGGAATCAAAATACATATCGTAGTCTGCGTGTCTCAAAGGTGGGCCTAATCTGTTTTTAATGATTTGAGCTCTACACTTCATACCCAAGATATTCTTTTTCTTACTATCTTTGATTTGACCCATATTTTTTAATCTAACACGGGTTGAAGCGTGAAATGGTAATGCTTTACCACCACTCGTAGTCCACGGGTCTCCAAACATAACACCTAACTTTTGTCTTAATTGATTTGTAAAGACAAGTGATACTTTTTGACGACCAATCATTTGAGTTATCTTACGAAGTGCTTTTGAGATAACGATTGCTTTTGTAGTCGCATATCCGTCTTTACCAAAGTCTGCTTCTATTTCAACTTTCGTTGATGTAGCCGCTAGTGAGTCCACCAAGATAGTTACTAATCTATCTTTGTCTGATTCACGAACTTTAGTAATGATATCTTCAATGGCTTCAAATATATCTTCAACACATTCGAAGTGTAGATATAACAATTTACTAACATCAACACCAATAGCTTCCAAGAAATCTCTACTGACTGATGTTTCTGTATCCATATAAACTGCGATACCACCTTTCTTTTGAGTTTCTGCAAGTATGTGTGATGCAAGTAATGATTTACCACTTGATTCTAATCCATTGATTTCTGTAATTCTACCAACAGCAATACCTCCGTCTTCACGATTAGAGATTGCTAAATCTAACATTGAAGACCCTGTTGAAATAAAGTCTTTAATGTCTGTTGGTGTATCATCACTTCCGTCTAGGAAATACGCTACTTTGTTGTCTTTGAACTTTTTGTTCAGGTTATCGGCTATGACATTAGCCAAATCGTCTTTTACTGACATTTTCTACTCCTTAGTTATTGAATAAATCGTCGAATTGTTGACTAGCGTCTTGGACTTTATTGGCTGATTCTTTTTTAGCTTTGTCCTCTGCTAGTTTTTTATCGAACTCGTTTTCAGATTTTGGTTGTTCTTTTACTGATGTTTCCTCTGTTGATTCTTCATCAGGATTTAACCACTCATTCAAGACATTTGTCAATTCTTCATATGACAACTCTTGATAGATATCTGTAATCTCTTTTTGAGTTTCTTTTATTCTCTCTAATACATTAGAGTCTTCCGTGATTGGTGTTTGATTTGGTTTAACTCTGATTGAAGTTGAAGGAAATGATGCTCCTGTTTCTTCAGCAGTTTTAAACTCTAATGTTACATCACGACCATTTTTCGGGTCTGTAATATCACCATAATCAGGGTCAGCAATGATTGAAAGAAGTTCTTGATAAACTGTCTTTCCAAATCCCCAAAACTTAACTCCTTCAGATTCTTCACCACGAACAATAACAGGTGCGAAAGTTCTCATCTTGGCTTCTAATTTTCTACCAAGTGTGTAGTCATCTTTACTACCGGTTGTTTTTAGTCTTTGTGAAAATTCTTCAATTGGGTCTGGTCTACCAAAAGAAATTGGTGATAGATAGTTCTTTCCACCTAGATTGTAGTGAAAAAATAATTCAATAAATGGTGTATCTGGATTGAATTTGTTTGGAACTATTCTAACTTGTTGTTTTCCTGGTTGCGGTTTCCAAAGATTTGAAGTTCTAGTGTTGGTTGATTGTAACTGGTTTAACCTTTTTTTGATTGCGTTAATATCCATTTTGTTTCTCCTATTAATTAATTGTTAATTGTTTAATTGTTAATCAGTAATAAATATAAAGAAGTTTTGGAAAATACCAAGCTTTTTTACCAATCTTTAACATTTATTATTTTGAATATTTTTGTAGGGATAATATTCAACCCTTCTTCATTTGTCAATAGTAAATTGTTTTGATAGTTTTCCCAAGGGATTGGAAATGACTTATCCAATACTCCATTGTTTAAACTTCTAATTGTTTCGTTTAATGCATTAATCGTGTATAATGTGTTGGATTGTTTTTTTCTATGTAATGAAATAGTTCCGGATATGGCTTCATCTCCGTCATAATAATCTTCAACCATTTCTATATTGTAAGTGCAAATTAATTGTCCTGCATCGTCTTCGTTTTGAAACACATAAATTTTATCAAATAAAATAGTATAAGAATCTATAATAGAATCAACAACAAGATTTAACTTACTATGTGTTGTGAAGGTGCATAATAATTGAGTTTTCATTTTGATTTACTAGTTTTAATTTTTTGTTTTAAATTTGAAATATCACCTTTTCTTTTTGCTATTTCTTTTGT